CCCGAGCCGTCTGAAATGTTCGTGAACTTGCCGATGAACAAGCGTTCACCGTCAAGGATGGTTTGCGAAGTTACGGCGTCTGCCATGATGGCCTCCTAAGCGGATTGCAATTAAGCAATGGTGACGCCGCGGGAACCGACGATTGCCCAACCAGTGGTGGAATAGTACAGCTGAACCGTGTCACCGACGTTGGTGAAGGTAACGGTGCTGAAACCAATCTTGGTGGTGGGGGTCAGGACAGCCGAACCGCCGTCAACGATGTGGACGATGGTCTTGAATTGGCCAACAGTGCCGTCTGCCAGAGTCAGTGCTTGCGAAGCGCCGGTCGTGGTCAGGCAGGTGACTGCGGTGGTGATGTTGACAGCGCCAGCGCCAGAAAGCGATTGAATGGTGCCGTAAACGATGCCGGTCAGATTACCAGTCACGTTGCCGGTGATGTTTCCGGTGGTGCTGCCGACGAAACCGTTCAGCGAAGTGACCGGTCCAGTAAAAGTCGTAGAAGCCATTTTATCTTCCTCTCATGCGAGTTAGATATTACAGTCTGCATGACGTCAGCTGGGACTGTCTGTAATATCTGGTGACCCCAGGATTGCCCCGCCCGACTTGCGCCGAGCGGGGATACATCTTACATCAAACGCCAGCGGTGCCGTAGACGCCGCGCGGGTCAGTCCAACCGAACACGTAACGCTCGGTGGCCTTGTAACGCATCGAATCGGTTTCGAAGTCACCTTCCATCGACTTCTCCAGCGGACGACGCATCAGCAACTTCAGACCTTCCGGCGCGTCGGTCTCAACCCACCAAGCGGTGGTCGAGGTGATACGCGACAGGTTGGCTTGGCCTTCCGACAACAGACCCATCGACTTGACAGGGTTGATGTCGTTGTCAGCGGTGCCGGTGCGGAGAACCGACTTGAGCAGCACTTCAGCTTGGAAGACATTGCTGGGACCAGCAACAATCTTCTTAGGCGTCAGACGGATACGCTTACCGTTGTTGTCAACAGCGTTGCGGATCTGGATCAGCAGCTGTTCCAGCGACGTCTGCGACAGAGCCGCAGCGGTCGTCAGTTGGTTGCTGAACGTGCCGTTCACGATCGGGTGGCTGGTCGAAACCAGCGACACGCCGTCACCACCGGTGTATGCGCCATTGAAAGCGCGGTTCAGGATGTTGGCGCCAAGAGTTTCCTTGGTTTCGATCAGCGACTGCGCCAGATGCTGGGCGTAGGTTTGGCCGATACGAATGTGATCGCCGTCTTCTACCAGAACCTTGGTCAGCGCGAACGCCAGACCATAGACCTTGTAGAGGTAGCGTTGCAGGAACAGCACACCACCCGATTGGTAGGTGACTGCCATGCCGTCCGGGAGTTCCGGCGCAGCACCGAAGCCGTACAGAACCGGCTCTTCGTGGTAGTTGCGCGGGATGCCCTTCTGCTCGCGGAAGACCATCTTCCACTCGTCAGCACGCTGATCGTAAACGCCGTCGAACACTTCGTTAAGGATGGGCTCGACTACTGACCGAAAGTCAGTACTGCGCATCGGAGTTGCCATGATTCATGCCCTCCTTAAATGGCCAGTGTCGGATACTTGTAAGCGGCTTCGTTGATACGAACCGTTACAGTGACATAAGCATCCGTCAGTGAATCGTTGATATTACCTGCAAAGCCCGTGATCTGGAATTGACCTTGGGTGGATTGCAGAACGGTGAGGTAGGTGTTGCTCAAACCAGTTTGGGTCGAGCCGCCAGGAGAGGCGACACGCCAGTCAGCCTGAGCGCCCACGGCGGTTTGCACGCTGTCGGTGCCAGGAGTGCCCGGATTGGCGTATTGAACGTCAAACAGGGTTTCCATATCATCATACACCCAAGCGATGATATTGGTTCCGGTGGTGCTTGCCGGCCAGAACGGCGAGATGGTCGGCTTGCCGGTCGCGTCGTTGTATTGGCATCCAGCGAAAATGCCCAACAGGGTGATACCGTCGGTGGTGCCGCTACGGGTGCCATCCGAGGTGCCCAGCTGAACAACGCCGTCACTGGTGAGTTTCACGGGGTCGCCCGAGAAAACATTTTGGGCATAACCAGAAGTGATTACATAATCCTTCGGCCGCATCTGACCGCTGTTGTGAAACGACGGACGGAAGCCAAAGGGTGCGCTAGTCGAAGACATCGCGTGCTCCTTATTGGTTGATGGTTGCGTCAGGAGAGGTCAAACATGGCCTCTCTGTATTCCCCCATCTCCATATTGCCTTCACCGATCATCAACCGCGAATTGCTGGCTTTGGCCTGTTGCTCCATGAATTCTGCGGTGTCGGTGAGTTTTTCTTCCTCACGCAACGGTGCATCATGGTGCGCTTCACGCATGTACTTCTCGTACAACGAGACAGGCAGCTTGAAAGCAAGCATTTCGTTAACACCGATGAACCCTTGCCAATCGCCTGTCTTGAGCGTGGCATACTCCCAGCCGGGAACGTCTTCCGGCTTCACGGGTTCATATCCGAGACGAATACGCGTCTGGATGGAGTCACGGGGATTAGTTGTTGTAAGCCAGCACATGTGCCAGCCTGGAATCTTAGGCAAGTCCGGAAGTGAGGACTGGAAAAACTGTTGACGGAACATCTCAACCCGCTCATCGTCGGAGATCTCACGATTCTGTGTCACAGCGCGATCTTCCATCGCGCGGCTGACGCGAGCCTCACCAGCAGGTTTCTTCAATCGTTCGTCGTTCATATCTCGCTCCTTATCAGCGATTAGCATCAATTATGTAGGCAAAATTCGAAGAAAGCAATCACGCTCTGTTCTGTTTGTCGTAGTCGGCGTAACGCTTCACGTAACGCTGACGCAAAACAGGATCATCCCACACACCGGCGTCGATCAGAGCCTGTTTGCGTTCAGGGCTGATGTAGATCTCTCTGCGCGTGGATGCGGGTGCGTGTTCCTTGCCAGAGCCAACAACTGGACCGCCGCGCGGGGTGCGTTCAGCGCGCTTGGGTTGGCCGAACTTTTCGGGCAGACGGCGCGCTGCGCGTTTGCGCAGCTCATCCCAGTATTCTTCGCTTTGCGGATCGTAACCGTCTCGTGCGAGCGATTGATCGATGGCGATGACTACGGCAGATTCTTCATTGCGACCTTGCGGGTCGTACCAAGGGTTCTCATCGATGAACTCTTTGGCATACGACATCGTCAAGTCGTCGAGCTGATTCGGATCAGGGCGCGGCTGTTGTTGGGCGGTTTGCTGCTTGGCGTAATTTAGTTGCTGCAACTTCGCCATAGCTTGGTCGCGGAAGCGCAACGCTTGCGCCACGTCCTCACCGTTGCCCGCTTCAATGGCTTTTGCGATGACGCGCTCAGCCATCTGAATTTCATTGGACGCCTGACCGATGTGGGCGTCATAACTATTCAGGTCGCTGACATGCGAACGCTGCTCTTGCGCAGTTAGACGGCGCTCCAGATCATCGTTGCGCTTACGCAGGAAGTCCAGCTCGATCTTGTCGCGCGTGATAGCCTTGTCACGGCGGTCACGACGCTCGTGTTTCTCTTTGCGGCGACGCTCACGTATTTCTGCGCGTTCGTCTTCATTCCCGTCTTGAGGCTCTTGCGCAATGCGCTCGTCCTCGCCGTCTTCGTGATCTTCAGGTTCTAATTGCTCATCAGGTTCATCTTCGACAATGACCAGCTCTTCTTGCGGCTGCTCGTCGTCTTCAATCAATACGTCGTCTTTGCGTGCCATGAATCATCTCCTTCAGATGAATGCGCGGATGGCCAGAGGGTCACCCGTAACTCGACCAATGATGTCGAGGTCATTGAAAATGACGTACATCGCTACTTCGCCGTTTTCCAGAGGAACTTCCCAACGGTCGCCGCCATATTTGGCAACCCGAACATAGTCGTCTGGGACGCACCAAGAACCTTCCGGCCACAACTTCATGCTGTCTCGGTTCCTGAATGCGAGAGGGCCGATGCTGATGACTTTGGCTACTTGAGTGTTCCACTTTTCAGTGTCACGCGAGCCTGTGTCAATGATGATGCCGCCTGCAGACTTCTTTTTGGGTGTGCGGATTTGCACCAGAACGCGGCTACCAAAGGGCTGGATTCCAGGATCTGCATCCGGGAAAGCCTCTTTCAGCGCGTCCTCAGAGGTCGTTGTTGCCATGTTTTTCCTCGTCAAGGATGTTCAGAAGTACGTTGATAGCGGCGTCGTAACCTGCAACGACACCTACCCGATACCCGTACTCAAAGGTATCACGGTCTTGTGGCCGCTTCAAGGCATCCAGCGCAAAGGTCTGCTGGCTGGCCTTGAGGCGGTTTAGCAACTCTTGCGGGACGTTCACGCAGGAGTCTTGGGCATCTTGGGTGCGGGCGGCAAAGTTTGACCGTTGAGTTTTTCACCGGCGGCTAGACGGTGTTTTTGTTTGACCAGCGCGCCGGTCATGGGTACGGTGCCAGTTCCAGGCTTATCCATGGTTGCTCCTTAATAATTTGGGTTGGGGTTGATGCCTGTGCCAGTTGACACAGCAACTTTGTCTCCGCTGGCAATTTCTGCCGCCGCCAAATGCATAGCGGTTTGGTTGTCTGCGGTGTTCATGCGCTCGCGAACTTGCAGATCGGCGTTGGTGCGCTGATCTTCTGCCATCTGACGCATCTGCTCTTGCTGCAACTTCTCTTGGCGATCCTGCTGGCGGTCTGCCAGCTTCTGTTGCTCGATTTGGGCTTGCTGAGCGAGTTTCGCTTGATCGCTTTGCGCGCGCTGTTGCAGCGCTTGGCCTTGGATCTGCGCATTGAGCTGAGCAACCTGCATCGTGTTGTCTGGCGGTGCTGGCGGCTGCGGCTTGAATTGTTCTGCAGCTTGATCCAGTTGAGCCAGCTCCTGAGCAAATTGTTGGCCGAGTTGTTGTTCAATTATCTGTTGAACTCGAAGAATGATTTGTGCTTGTTGATCTGCGTCATCCTGGATGAGGTGTTGTTTTTGTGCTTGATCCACGGCCTCATGGGCTTCTGTCAGATAATAGTTCAACAAGTGATCGCGCATATGCGACGCAATCAGCCACATATAGTTCTTTTGAATCGCGGGATTAGCGCCGAACATCGGAGACTTCAAGAACGCCATGTGCACCTTCATGTGCGCGATGTGGTCTTGTTGCGGCAATACGTAAATAGGATGAGCCATAGACGCTGCCACGTTCTCGCTGACTGGATCCATATCTTCTGAACCAGGAGGCGGTTGCAGCAGATCTTTTTCTTCAATCTTCATCGTGCGCAAGAACATTTCTTCGACCTTGCGCTGGTCGTACATCGTAGGCATCATCGCTGCGCGCTGCATGATCGCTTGGATTTGCACGAAGCGTTGCGTTTCGCTGAAGATGTTGGGGTCGCTGATTGGAACTATGTCCATCGGGCCGTCGAAGTCAGACGGGTCGATTTCAATTCCGGCTTCTTGCGCTTCGATGTCTTCTGTGGTCAGATAAGCGCTATTGATCCGGTGCAGGATCTTGAATGTGCGCGCCATCGAGTTGTGCAGCCGCCCGTGAATCGAGCTGAACACAACCATGCCCTGTTCGATGAGCGCCATCGTGGTGCCGACCGGCTGATTGGGATTCTGGTCGGACAACTTCTCGAATGACGTTTGAACGACGCCTTTGCCAGCATCAACGAGGAAACCAAGCAAAGAGAACAGAGTGGGCGAAGGGCCACCGAACGGCAGCGGCATTGCCAACTTGCGCACGTCGTCTACTAGTGCGCCACCTTCGAGTTCAACCACTTCGGTCGGCTGAACATTGATGGTTTGACCGCCAGGACCACCTTTCAGCTTGAGCAGCGTGGGGATGTTCTGGATGTGAGCGCTATCCATCAGAGCGCGCAGCGCTCCAGTTGCCGCACCACTGAGACCGCCGATGAGGTGAGTCAGACCAATGGGGTACGCGCCGCGCCAAGGGATGAATGGGAACTCAACGATCCAATCCAGCTCCTTGCGCATGTCATCTTCTGGCTCCCAGTTGCGATAAAGCGCAACAGCATTGCTAGTGGTTTTGTCGATGCTGATGATGTAAGGCTCGACGCCGTCACCGAAGTCCAGATTGGTGTAAATCTCGAAGATGGTGCGCAGACCGTCTTCATTGTATGTTGTTTCCTTGCGCCCTTCGATCTTGTCGTTGGCCTTGGACGCCTTGCTGAACTCGGGGTCCATCGGCGAGCTGAGGTCAACATCGATATACATACCAGCCTTGACGCGACGCTGGTATTCCATCTTGGTGATGTATTGGACGTGCGTCTTGCGTTCAGCGGTGTAGAAGTTGGTTGCTGCGAATGGCAAGTAAACATCGTCGATCGGCACAAATTCAGCGGTCGGGCGATGGTATTGCGAATTCCACATCAACTTCAAATATTGACCGCCGCCCAACGGCAACTGTGTGCTCAGCTGTTCGAGTTCAGCGCGGAACTCTGGCATCTGCTCTGTGAGCTGCCAGTTCATGAATTCCGTCTTACGTTGTGCTTTTTCTTGCTTTTCTTTGTCAGTTTCGCCGTGAATCTTGGCTTTTACGGGGCCACCAGGAGGGAACACCTCCTTCATGAAGCGAGCGCTGAAGTCTACGCAAGCCTCGACCAGCATCGGATGCACGACCTTGTTCGCGCCAGAGAATTGCGCGCCGCCGGGAGCGTCATCACCCAGACCGGTGCGGCGCAGACCTTCTTCGTATTGCTTGTCGCGTTTCTCGCGTGCGTCTTTGTCCTTGCTGACTTTGTCCAGCAGGTCGGTGACAGCTTCTTCAAGCAGTTCCTGATCTACATCGTCAACGATGTTGGCGAAATGCTCTTTGTTGATCTTTTCGTCGGCTTCGTTTTCGAAGCGAATGACCGCGCCGCCGTCTTCGGTGTCTTCTACCTCTGGCTGTTGATCTTCGAACTCGACGATTTCGCCTTCTTGGTCTTCATTCATTTCAGCCATGGTGTTCCTCGTAGAACTTGTTTACGACAGCATCAATTGCTGAAGGGTCGAATTCTGCACCAACTTTGCCGCCTT